ACGCAAAGGAATAATTGTGTTTTTCTCGAAAATAACGTAGGCTTGTTTAATGTCACTACCCGAACCCAAAGCCCCCGAAGTGCGAACCCCCAAAAGAATAGGGTCAATGGTATGAGCAAAACAAATCTGCTCCGTGTTCAATTCTGAAACCCCTCTAAACAATTCGTCGTTACTATTTGTTGGTACGTTCACCAAGTCGGGCAGTGACTCTTTATTGTTAGCAAAGAATGCAACGGCTTTTCCTGCGTTCTCCGCACCTTTTAACTTGTTAACCGTGTCTTTTATTAACTGCATCTCTTCAGGACCTTGAGGCTTCTTAGGAAACATCATAGCAAACGAAGGGAAGATTGAATTTTGTATGTTTGATTTCTGCAAATAACTCAATTCACCACTCAAAAAAGCAAAGTTTAACGCACTGGTGTACTGCGGCAAAGGATAATAGTCTTGTCCGACTGACTTTTGTTCGTATGCGTATAGGTAAGTTCCGTCTTTGCATTCCGGGTGGTATGGTTCGTAAGTTCTAATCTGCAAACCAAACTGCCAATCTTCATTAACAGCGTACAAAGTTTTCGCTTGGTTTATTCTAACCTTTTCGGGGGCTATTCTTTTTACATTGTGCGTCTTCCCACCTTTCAACTCGATGGTAAAGTAGCAACGTCCGTGTAAAATAACGTCTTTTGTGATTGTCTTAAGCGTGTCTTTGAAACCTATCTTTTTTCCGAAGGCATAAAGCACTACTTTCTCCATGTCAGTCAACTTGCTCTCATCAAAAGTATACCCACCTCCAATAGTTGCGTTGGTCTTAAAGTCTACAATAGACCCATGTAAGGGACTCATGTAGTACATTTGATTCATGTACTGCGGATAAAGGTTATCACTTCCGAAACGAACGTAACCTTGCACAGTGTAACGTACATCTACAAACGGCAACGACAAGTTACCCTCAGGAACACGCAAAAATGGTGTACTAAATGTTTGGTAACCCGTGTCCACCACGCTTACACTTTCGTCTTTCTTAAACTTTCCAAATAAACCCATTAGTCATAAATTGAATTTGATATACCTTCGACAACCATGCGCCCTTCCTCAACTAACGTCAGTCCGTCTGCGTTCGTGTTTGGGTCAACTACAATAGGCACGGGACTTTCGTAAATCTCGTATCGGTACTGACCAATTCTAAACGTAACGTCAACGCCTTCCTCCAAGAAAAAAAGATTGTAGCGGTTTATGTATTGAGAATAATCCACACCAACCCAGTAAACGGGTGCAAGTGTCTCGTCCATTTCCCACACGAATTTAAACAACCATGTCGGTGCCGTGATTGTCGCACTTTCCGTTAGCGTTAAGGCTATTGTATTGTTTTCGTTTTGTTCGATGTATATCATACTATCTTAATAAGTAGTATTTAGAAAAGTTGGTTAAATAAAAAAGGGGGCTAATTAAAACCCCCTCTTCAATTCGTGTTTATCTAGTTAGATAATGTCAGGAATTTCCGCTGCGTCCACCTCAAATGCAAGGTTTTCCGCTTCCGCTACGAACGTAACGCTGTACTTAGACCCGTCCGCTTTAGCAGTTCCCGAACCTTCCGTTACGGCTGTCAATTGAGCGTTTGGAAAATACCAATACTTCCCGTTTGCGTCACCAACTACAAGTGCTAAGTCTCTTTGACCTTCGCCTAAGATTTTGATTGCCTTAGATTTCGCAGCCTCACGTCGGTGGAAAATCAAAGTAACCGTTTGTGTATAGTAAGACGAACCGTTTACGAGGTCAATTGCTGCCTCTTCCGTATACATTCCCGTGTTACGTCTGAACTCGAATGGAATGAATGGGTCGGCTAAAGTTCCGAAGCTAGAAATAATGTAGTTAGCCTCGACAATAGTACCCGTCATGTTATCCATGTCGTTAATGTAAATCGAAGTTATCCCTCCGATATTTGAATCACACCCTTTTAGGATGGTTTCTAAAGTTGTACATGCCATATTATTTAGTATTTAAAGGTTTATAAAAAGGGGGTTATTACACCCCCGTTATAATTTAGCAGTATTGTGCTCCTCCGTACCAAACAACTTGTGGCGTGTTAACAACATAGAAACCTGCTTTGAAGTCAGCACGTGCACCGATACGACGGTCAAGTGTAGTCTTGCTAAAGTCAACGATTTGTAGGTTATCTTGGTCACCTTCTGCATCCAATGCGTAGATGAAGTTCGTGTAGTCAGACAAGATGATTGTTGAAGCAGGAAGACCGTACTCAACAACAACTGGAATGTCCAAGTAAGTCAAAGCCAAACCTGTAGTTACGTTCGTGATTGTGTTAGTCGAAGCCGTAGCGATTCGGTAGTTAGCAGCAACGTCAGGAGAAACTTTAAACTGCATGTTTGAAGGGTTAACCAACATTTCGTTAGTTGCAGCCGCTAAAGTTGCGCCCATCTTTGCAAGTACGTTAGCTGAAGTAATAGCAGCGTAAGTACCTGCAGGTGTAATATAATCATCAGCTGTACACAAACGCAACAACCAACCGTCACAAAGACCAAGTGCAGTTTCCAAAGCCGTGTCACCTCTCCACATCAATTGTGCAAGTTCTTGGTGTCCTTTCTTCGCCATTTGTGAATAAAAGAAATTCATGAAAGACGCAACTGAAAAGTCCGAGTTTGAACCTTTAGCCATTTCCAAAGCAAGGAAAGATTGTTCTAGGTCAAACTGACAAACTGACGCTTGAGAAGTCAATGCACATACATCAATTTCTACTGCGCTTAAGTCAGCATTTACAGCGTTGAAGTCACAACCACTTTCTGCAAGAACTTTATCGAAAAGAACCGTTGCAATTTTTGTTTTGTTTTTAATACCCGGTAAAACTCGGTAATTAGATACAGCGTTTTCCATTCCGTAAAGGACAGAAAAATACTCGGATGGGTTTGCTTGTAGTAACGCACTAGCGTCAACTGTCAAGTCGAATTTTAATTTTTTAGCCATTTCTTATTTTTTTAAGAAGTTAATTACATTACTGAATTTTTGCGCTGTTGACATTTCGATTTCTTCAACGGATGCGACTTCTTCCGTGTCAGTTAATTCGTTTTTGAGGTCTGCAATGACTTGCAAAATTTCGCTTACTCGCTGTTCTAAAACAGGGTTAACGATTGCAAGGATAGCTTCGGCATCTGCTGCTGGGTCAATAGCCGCCTCAACTTCTACAACCTCTTCAGGTGTTTCTGTTTCCGTTGCCATCTCCACCTCCGTAGACGCTTCAACTCCCATTGCTACTTCCTCGGCTTGTGGCTCTTGAACTTCTACGACAACTCCGTCTTTTACAACGATTACCGTACCATCTTCGAGCGTGTGTTTTCCGTCTGGTAACATATATGTTTGTTTTTGATTACTTAGTTTAAGACCTAAAAAGCCTTCAATAGAAAAGCCGACTTGACCCGCTTCTACTAACTTGTTATAATAGTCGGAGTCGGTTACTTGCGCAGTCATCATTAGCGTACCTTTAGGAACTGAAATTCCAAACGTACTCATTGCCTTGTCCGCTTCGGGATTGTCTACAAGCCAAGCTTCAAGAATATACGCAGGTACTAATTTGTCTACTTCGTGTTCGAGGTTAAACAAGTTTTGGTTGTTTAAATTCAACATGAACTCTTTGAAAATCGTGTCTATTTCGGTCTCGGTAAACTGAACGTAGTATTCACCCATTTCTTTATCATTACGATAAATGTCCATGGGAATCATGGCGGGTGCTGTTATTCGATATTTCTTTTCGTCTGCAAAGTAACTTTTTGCTTGGGACTTGAACGCAACGCCCTTAACCAATACGGCAGGGTTTGAAGTGAACGCTATTGCATCAACTCCTAACGGTTGTTCGCCGTCGTTATACGCTTCGTCAATTGTGATTTTGTAAGTCGGTAGTCCTTCCATTGACTTAATAAGTACACTAAATCTCTTTTGGTTAATTTTTAAACATATTTTTTATACCTTTGGTTAAAATCTAAGCAATGATACAAATGTTCGGGGTAGAAATACCCAATCACTTAAACGAGTTAACCGTCCAACAGTTTGACGAACTCAACAAAATTGAGAATAACCAAGAACTAGACACCATTGAAAAGTGGATTGAAAAGTTTATCTACCTTGGTGTGCCTGAAAAGGCGTTTGACAAAATGGAACTTGACGAGTTTACAAATTATATTAAAGAATTTAACAAGTCCGAAATTCCCCAAGGTGAAAAGGTGACCGAGTTAGTCATTGACAAATATACCTACCAAGCAAACGAGACCATCGGAGTAAAAGACTTGGGTCTAATTGAGAAAATATACCGAGGACAAGACGACAACTTTTGTGCGCAGACGTTAGCCATACTTTTTAAACGTACTGACCTCACCCGTACCGAACACTACGCACCCGCACACCTTAAATTCAAAGTGAACGTGATGAAGAAACAAAACGCCGAAGTAGCCTTCCCGTACATTATGGAAATTCTGCAAAAGATAGCCGTTATTTCGGAAAAGAAACTCGAAGAGGCTAACACCGAAGTAACAGAATAAAGGTGGATTTACCTAGAAATTGGAACGAAGTAACGGTTAGTCAGTGGTTAGAACTTAACACCATTGACGAACTCGAATATAACTCCGTATTCCTACAAACAATAGAGGCGCTTTCCATACTCTCCGATACAGACCCCGAAGAGTTGGAAGACCTCGACCCCGAAGAACTAATTGACCTCGCACGAAAGGTTAGTTTTATTCAGCGTGAGCCATCCAATAAACCAAAAGAACTGGTGAAGGGCTTAAAGTTAAAGCCGTTGGGTGCGCTTACGTTAGGGGAATTCATCGACCTCGAACATTATGCTGTTCAATTCGTTGAGAATTTCGACATTTTGCTTAGTATATTATACAAACGTTGGAAGACGGACGAGTGGGGTACGTTAGTATTTGAGCCATATACGTATAGTATAATGAGCCGCAAAGACATATTCCAAAAGGTAAGTATAAACGAGGTTTATGGCGCAGTCAAAAATTACATTGATTATTCAAACGACTTTAAGAAACGCTACGAGAATCTATTTAACCCGGTCATTGAGGAAGAGGAAACCGAACTCGATGAAGATGACCTAAAAGCCGAAGCCGAAGAAAAGGTGTTTACAAAATGGTCGTGGGAAAAATTACTTTACGACTTGTCAAACCAAGACCTTACAAAAATAGACGCAGTCACTGACCTAAATCTAGTCTTCGTGTTTAACATGCTGTCAATGGTCGAAGAGTTACAACTCAATAAAGACTAATTACCAATTCCACCAATTCTTGTCGTACTCGTATTTACCGTCCCAATTCTTAATACCATCCGAACCGAATAGATTGTAAGTAATGTTTAGCTTTACGTTGTCAGGTGTTACGTTTATTGTGGCCACGTCTAAAATTGGGTAGTTAGCCTGCATCCATACCAAGTATTCGCCTATTGCATCACTAATAAATTGTTGTCCTAAAGGGCTATCAATTGCTTTTTGTGTTATGAAGTAGGGTCTAATTTGTCCCCCGTTTGTAAGCTTCGCACCTTTATCCAAAAACATGTAGTAAAAGATGGCGTTGATTGTGACGTAAAGTTGGTTTAGGTCACCCGTTGCAGCTGAAATTCTAATTGAGTCGTGCATCGTTCCCGTACCTTCCCCCGACTCGTTAAAACTAATTTGCGTGATGGTTTGTTGTATAGCTTTTTGTAGCTTAAAACGTGTTTTGTACTTTATCTTAAATGAGCCTTGCATAATCTTTAAAGTAGTGTGTTCGTGTTTTGGTTAAATGATAAGCCAATTAGACCCGTCACTAACTACCCTCAAAACGTTAGTACCCGTAAGAGTAACCGTAGCACCGCCATCTATTAATTGACTTTGACCTTTAATGTTATTAGTTCCTGCCGAATTTTTAATAGTTATTAATTGACCTGCTGTATTTGTAAGTGGTAAGTAGTAAATATTACTTCCCGTAATTATGTTTAGGATAAAGTCATTATTGGATAAGTAATAATTTCCGTCTAAACCAAGTTCACGATAATTACCCGTAACACCACCCGACAAGTTTAACGCTCGGATATTTGCCACGTCCGCAGCTATCCGTTCCGTAACTATTCCCGTTTGGTCGAGCATCTTATTATTTCCGACAATTATTCCGTTAACGTTGGGTTGTATTACGTTACCTTGTCCGTAGATGGCACTGACTGACGTACCTGGTACTACGTTCCCCACGAAACTATTGTCCCAATGTATGCTACCCGTGTGACTAGACAAGTCGCCAACTGTTGTCGGGGTGACGTTGCCTTTTTTAAATGGGGCTAAGTCTATTTCCGTGTCCGCACTCATTAACTCTACCTTGGTTAAGTTTTGTGCGTTGCAGTCGTAATCAATTACTTTGTTGATAGTCCACCAAGAGTTATCAATTCGTATTTTCGAGTTTAGTTTGAGGCTTTGAATATCATCCTCCCGTAGGTTAAAGTAAGCCGTCAACATTTTGCCCACGTTTATCTGATTGACCGTGCGTCTCCAGTAAAGGTTATAAAGGTTGTTATTCGTTATGCTGTAACCTTCATAAAACATGTAGTCAGGTTGTGCGAAAAGAATGTCAAACGTTGGGTTTGTAGGGTTGTCCCAATGGTGAAAAATTGGGTAGGTCGTTACGTTCGTTTCGCCCGTAGTACCATAATTGTATAAATTGTAAGCGTCACAAACTCCCTCACCTCCGTCTTGTAGTATTCTAATATTTACTTTTGGCGCACCTGATAATGTAGGCACATAAGCGTTAAAGGTCGTCTTGTCTATTGGCGTAGGTGAGAAGGTTATTTCTTTCGTGTCAATTCCTTTTACATACTCGTTGTCAAAGATAAATTCTAACTGCCCGTAAATTTCTTTAGTAGCTTCGAAGTAGATTTTGTTTGGGTCGTCAGAATCATTTTTGTAAGTGAGTATTAATTTCTTTGCGCTCAGTTCGGGCAAAAATTGTAACGCTTGGTCTTTGTCCTTTGCTAGTTTGTACGTCCAATCAATCTCGGCTCCTGCATCGTAGTAGTCGTCCCTATGCATTAACACCAAGTTGTTAGGTACTTCGTTGTCTTGCTCGGTGTATAAATTATACATCGTGAAAATTGACTTAATAAAGTCGGCTTGTTTCACCTTGTTAGGCACGGCGTTATTCATGTCAATAAGCGCACCATACCCAAGTATGTTTGACGAAGGTAGTACCCTTAAAGAAATGGAAGTAAAATCTATTTCCGAAGTTATAGGCGTTGGTGCTGTGAACGGCGTAAATCTCCAAACCCCGTAATTTGCTCCAAATGATAAACCACCTTTTAAAGTAATAGCATCCGTGGTAATTACGTTACTTGCTAAAACAGTAACCGTACCCGTCAGTGTCGCCACGTTGCTTGTTCCTGACGCAATAGTATTTGAGAAATTAGTAAGCGTTAAATTGCTACTCGAGAATCCAAAGGAATATAAAACACCATTGACGTACAAAATAAATGTAGGGCTTAACTGTGTAGTTTGTCCGTAGTAAGTTAAGGTTGTCGCTAATGGGTTGGTTAAATAAATGTCAGCTGTGAACGTAAATTCAAACGCTATATTTTCACCGCCTTGTAAGTTCAAAGGAACGTCATAGGTTCCCGTAGTGGGATTAAATAAGCTAAAGTTGTCTTGCGTCTCAGTCCATCCTATAAGGTCGTCGCTGTAAGTTGTTTCGCCGCCCGTTACGTTTAGCGTTGTGTCCGCTTTAACTAAATAGTCGTTGTAATCTACGAGCGAACCTTCCCCGTTAAATGGTATTATGAGTTTGTCAAAGTGAGCAGCTGCCAACGTGTCCCAAGTATACGAAAACCCTGCGTTGCTAAAGATACGGTCGAAATAAGTCTTTGCGTAAATAGCAGGTTTCATTTCCTGCAATAAATAGCTATTCGAATCTTTAAAAGGTAGGAGGTATTTGTACCCGTCCGCTTGGGTATGTGCGTAAGAGGCAACAACATTTTCTGCTCGGTATTCGTGGTTAAGGTCGCTAAAATCTAAGTTAGTAAGTTCGTTATTTCCGAGCCTAGTAAAGAACTCACTTGACTCGTCTTTTATTAGCACCTCGTATTCAACTTCGTTCTCGTAGTCCGCTGTTATTTGATTTTTATTAACAGCAATAAGTTGAAGGTAACCCGCTTCGAGAACTGGTATTCCGTTTTGAATAATCGAACACCTAGTGAGGGTGTTTATGTTGAATGTCCCCGCTTGAATGTTTACATCGTAGTAATGGTTCAGCAAGTTGTGATTGTTGTCCGTCCCCGTCAGTGTAATCGTCTTACTAAACGCTCCCGACTTTTTACTAACGTCACGAATATCAGCAACGCCAAAATTTAAAGGAAAGGCAGTCCCATCCTTAACGTCTAGGTAGCCCGTCTCAAGTTGTATTCTTACACTCATATGTTTACCTTGTCTTGGTTGGCTAACTTAATTGTAACCGTCTTTTTAAATAGGTTCTTGTTGCGTTTCTTTTCCACCTCAAACGAGTTATCCATGACTTGACAAGCAAGGTATTCGTAACCGTTGTAAAAGTAAACCGAAGGTGACGTAATCAACTCTTGGAAGTAGGCAGCCATTTGTTCGTTCATCCAATTCGTGTTTAGGGTGTACATCTTATCGACCGTACTTGAGTAGGTTGTTAGCCCCGCTTCCGTGTTTGCGTAAATCCATTCAGTACCCGAAACGTAACCTTCAACAACTTTGTTAAATGCTTGCTTAACTGCCGTCCCATTTTCGGTATAGCGAAGTTGGAAAGCAAATGAACCCCACGAACCCATCCTATCCAAGAACACTAAATGAAAGTCATTTATTGCACATCGTTGGTCAATGTCAAAGCGGTAGACAGTTGAGTCAGTCGGCGCAGACGCATCAATAAAATAAAAATCGTAGTAGGTAGTGTCGGGTTTAATCAATGGCAAAGACCCACTAATAACTGAAAGGTTAAGGTCACGACTTGCCACGCATAACTGAGTAGTTATTTCCGTGTTTGTCACATCGTAGTATAAGACATCCCCATTTGAATTTATAAATACCATTCGCCCCGTGACTCCGTTGTTAAACCCGTTAAACCACATCTCTTGAGTTGGTGTTATGGTAAAGCCATTTCTTACGGGTGCAGACGTCAAGAACCTTGCATCTTCGTCGTCGAGTAAATAGGTGTTTAGGTCGTATTGATTAAACGCCGCCCATGGCAAAGCCCCGTTAAAGACATACTTGTTTAACTCATCTTCAATGTCACGTGTGACCGTCTTCCGCTTGTCCGCATAAGTTACCGTCCCGTTTTCAGTTGCGTCCGTCACGTTCGACCACAAAGCCGATATTGTAAAGTCAGTCGTTCCCGTAATTGCGAGAACCGTCCAAAGTCCAGTTATTAATAAATTCGTTCCTGCGTCAACAACTACTTGGTCGCCTACCTGAAACGTGTGCGCCGTGGTTGGGGTTATCTTTACGTTCCCTCCGTTGTTAACAAGTGAGGCGGTGTAAGAGTAAGTCACTATGTATTCTTCGCCTACTTCAACGTCGTATTTGTATCTCGTGTTTGGGGTGTCAATCTCCGAGTAGTTAGTCGGGTCAAAATCGATTGAGACCTTTGAACTTAACAACTTGCTCAAGTCAACTTCCCCGTATCCCGTTCCGAAGGTTGGCAGTACTCGGTACTCGGCTATCTTATTTGCCGTGCCACTTTCGTAAACGTCAAAGATATATCTAAACCCCTCGAGGTTTTTGTTCGTTGAGTCAAAGATAAACTTGCAAGGGTTGTACG